CACGCCGCCGAAGGGCGGTTCGGGTTGTCCGTGTAGTCCGTAAGGAGCACGTTGCCCATGGGGTTGTTGATGGATGGAAGCGTCACAGCGTCACGCATCGGGCCTGAGAACTGACCGTCCGCCTGGACGCCACGAACCCGCCCATCCTTTATCAGGTTCGCATTCCACAGGTAGTACAGGATCGCGAGGACCAGGATGCCCAGGGCGAAAATACGTGGATCGCGATTTATAAGGTAAATTACGCAGGTGGCGTAGATGACGAAGCGAACAGTGGCGAGCGAGCGATCGCGCGCCGACTGCTTGGACGTTGGCCAAAACTCAAGGATCTTGTCCTTGTTGAAAATCTCCTTGAGATCCATTTCTAATGTTACTTGAGAAATTACTTCTTACGGCGCGCCGGCCCCTTGACCTTGGGCGTCTGGCGTGGCGCCGCCCCAAACGGATTGGCACCCCCACCGAGCATCTGGGACAGCATGTTGTTCATGCCAGCCATGAGCGCCTGTTCATCGACAGCCGCACCCGCACCGGCCTGATTCTGCATGTTCTTGGCGCAAGCCTCGGCTGCGCTCTCAATCATCGAGAGCGTCTCTGGAGGGAACATGTTTATGGTGTTTCCCAGAATATACATCGTCTGGAGATATTGCCAAATGGCCTGCTTGGTGTTATCGGTGGCCTCGGGGCTCGCCCAAATCGCCGTCAGGTTCAGGTTCTTCACGAATGGATTTTCGTCGCAAAAAAATCCATCATCCTTCTGCATAAGCTTGGTCGCAAAGGGCCCGATATCCTTCATAAAATTTTCAAAGGTCGAGCGGTCCCGTGTGACTTCCTTGGCCGTCTTGACCGCCTCTTCCTCGGGGAACGTAGCATTCAGCTCGTCGAGGAATTGGCCCATCATCTCATTGAAGGCTTTCACCGTCGTCATTTATGTTTTATCTAAAATCTATATCCTTAAGCTAAAAAGGTTCCCGTGAAATAGTCTCCTGCGCCCCCTGGCCCTGGCTCACGATGAAGTACACAAGCAGGGCCACGAGGAATGCCGGCTTGAAAAACTCCGAGTTCTTCACGGCCCCCTCGTTATTCATCTTGGCTTTGCCGTAGACGTAAGCGATGGTCACGCCAGCTGCGATGACTGCTGCGCTGAACGGCTCACGTAGGTACTGTTCCATCTATTAACTTGTACGATTATTTACATGAGCTTTTCGATGCGCTGATGGCCGGGGGTTTTGGACTCGGCCGCGTCATCAAACAGGTTCTGCTCCATTTTTTGGATATTCTCGGGTTCTGGGGCCGGCGTGCCACCCTCCACACCGGGTGGCGTGAGCGTGTTGTTGACCGTCACCGTGTTATCCACACCCCCTGGAGTCTTGCCGAATTCCATATTAGAATTGTCCTGGTTCACTGGATCGCCATCCTGGTTGTTTGGCAGGGGGTCCTCGTTCATCATATCGGGGTCCTCGTCCATGGCCTCCTCGTCCTCGTGATCCAGGTTCAAGTCCTCACCCGCTGCAGGCAACGGCAGGTACGTCTGGAGAATCTCCGCGGTCGGCACGAGATCCTCTATGACCTGGCAGATGTGCTTGTGGAATCGGCCCTGAAGGTTGTCGTTGCGGGCCGTCTCAGTATTGTTCTCCGTGATGATATACGGATCCTCATAGAGGTCCTTGGCGCAGGCCTCGTAGCACCGCTGGACAAACACGTCATTCTGGGGCAGCTTGATGCAAATCTTTTTGGATTTTTTATCGGTCCGGATAGCGCTCAGGATCTTGACGTTAATCACAAACACCGCCGCAAGCAGGTTGGGGAACAGCGGCTGGTTCTTGATGATTGACTCTGTATTTTTGAGGGAAATTGAGGAGTTCCAGGTCTTGATACCCCGCAGAAGCTCCTGGAACACCTTGGTGGTCGTCCGGGTCTTCTTCTCAGCGCACTCCTTCTGGGCCTCGAGCCATATTTCCCAGAATGCAGCAATCATCACGGGAATCATAGCGTCACAGAGCTTCTTGGTGAAGCGCCGCTCGGACTCGTTCAACAGGTCCATTCTTAGTAAGTCCACAGGACTTATTTCTTCTTTGTCACGCGCAGCTTCTGGGCCGTCTTTTGAAGATTCACGAGCCCTGGGAGAATGTCGATTGGTTCATGATCTTCACGATCTTCCAGCAAGGTTACGTGCGCCCGAGTCCACTGAATCCTCAGTTCGACAGGACCCACGAGCTCCACTTGGTACCCGAGTTTCACGAGCTGACGGGCCATGTAAACGACCGCCTTGGCGATGTCGTACCTCGGGAACCCTACGACGAAAGGCGGTACGGTCACGATCGCCTCACGCCTCCCGAGCTCGTAGGACGTTTTAATTTTACGTGAAAATTGCTGAAGGATTGCACGGTACGTCTCCTTCTTCACGTCGGCCCGAGCCTTTTCCATCGCAGCAATGTCTTTGGCGCTGAGCGCCTCCATATCCTATTTTTGAAAGGGAATTTGTGCCTAGTACTTGTACGCGGAGAGCGGGGGTGTGGTCACGGGCTTGGACAGGGCGTACTTGAGTTGGGAATCGATGGCCGTTTGAATCTCAGCCCAGGGTTGGTACTGGTCCTGCTTGTACGCTTTGGCGTAATCCTTGACGACGGAATCTTTCTGGGTCATGATGTCCACGGTGCCGTCGGTGCCGACACGGGCCTGGATGTCCAACTGGGTCCCGTAAAAGTGGCGCGTGTTCATGAACATGAAACGGGACTTGTAGCTGCCGTCGCCCTGATGATTTATGAAGAGGGTCTCAAGGGGCACCAGATCTGGGTTCATTTTCTGGATCTTCTCTATGATGCTCTGGGTCACGTCGGGGGGCACGCGCTCAGCCGAAATGTACTCTGTGCTGTAGGTCGAAGTCTCCTCCTTCCGGCCGTTCAGCAGAAGAAACAGGGCGATGGCCGCTAGCCCGATAATGCTAAGATCGGCCTTCATATTACTAAAGACTGCGAAAAACTTCGGGACCAAAAAAATAGTCAACAAGTAGCAATGGCCCTCCTGGTCTATTCGGACAAATGCAAATGGTCCGCGGACATTATCCAATTCATCAAGACCCAGCCGGCCCTGCTTGAGATTGTACGGTTCCATAACATCGCAACATTGGGAGTGCCCTCCAAGAAGATCACCAAGGTGCCGACCCTCGTGACCAACGAGGGCGTCATGAAGGTGGGCGGCGAGGTCAAGACGTGGCTCGTGTCCATGATCCCTTCAGAGTTCGAGTCGTGGAATTCAACTCCAAGTTTCACTTCGAATTTGGATGGCACGGATGCCCCTGGTCTCTTTGACCTGGATCGCTACGGCGAGTCCCTCCAGCCAACCCTGACGCCTGAGCTGGAGGAGCGAATCGCCATGAGCGTGACTGATGCGTATCAAAAGGCGCGCTAACTTAGAGAATTTGAACATGAAAAAAGTAATTATGCATCTCAAGACCATCCAGGCCGCGGCCCTAAAGTCGGTCTTTGAGGTGCTGAAAGACATCATCAATGATGTGAACGTCTACTTCTCACCCAAGGGCGTCCAGATCCTGACCCTGGACACGGCTCGTGTGACCCTGGTGGACATGAGCCTGAGCGCCGAGAACTTCGAAGAGTACGCATGCCCCGTGCCTATCGCATCTGGTCTTAATATGACCAACATCTACAAACTTCTCAAGAGTATAACGGGTACCGACACTCTCACGATCGATGTCAAGGACCGGGACTACATGGATATTTTGATCGAAAATCCAGTCAAGAAGTCTTCGACCAAGTTCAGGCTCAAGCTCCTGGACATTGACGAGGACATCCTGGACCTGCCCGACGTGAACATGAACGTGGTGACGACCATGCCCTCCGTGGACTTCCAGCGCATCACCCGTGACATGGGCAACCTGGCCAACGAGATGACGATCGTTCGCGAGGGCACAAAGCTCGTGATGAGCTGCAAGGGGGACTATGCGGAGCAGGAGACGATCCTCGAGTTCCCCGAGTCGGTGGGACGGACCGGCTCCATTTTTAGTTTGAAATATATCAACCTGTTCACCAAGGCGACCAACATGTGCTCAAGCGTCCAGCTCATGCAGGATTCTACGAATGAAAATATGCCGATCATTTTTCGGTACACAATTGCCAACCTAGGAGACCTCAAGTTTTACTTGGCCCCTAAGATTGACTGAGGAGCACGATCCCACCGACGATGGCTGCGATGCCCGCAATCTGCTTGGCGTCCAGGGCCTCCTTGAGGATCAAGAACGAAAGACCCGCAACAAAGAGCGGGACTGTAGCGGTCACGGCCGCCACTATCGACACTTGATGATGCTTGACGACCGAAAAGTACAAGATGTTGGCCAAGAAACCGAGGACGGTCGCTGCGAGCATCACGAGCACCACTGGCACCACGAGCCCACGAATCTCCTTTTGGATGAGTTCCTTGTGCCAGCCTATATAGAACAAAGTCAGTACAAAATATATAGCAGCACCGAGTACGAACGTGGTCTGGTGGCTCATGGATGCGGCCACGTGCTTTTGGGCCACCATCTGGAGCGCCGTGAGCACGGCAACTCCAAGAGCCGGTATAACAACTTTATTAACCATCTACCATTTAAAAAGATAAAATACTAAGATCTTATGGAGGCGCGATTTCACGAAAGAATGGATGCCTGCCAAAACGAAGGAGAGATGGTAAGTTTTTTATTAAGCTGCGTCCCTATTTTACGCGAATATACTACAGTCGACACCGGGCCTAGTCAATCCGCACCCAAAAAGGTTGTGAACCTCACACTATCAACTCGCAAAGGAGTCCAAAGGGGGGAAATATACAAAAAGTACCTCCGCGAAATTGAGGACAACTATGACGCTACTGAACCCATAAAGGCTGTCCATGACCGCCCCTGTGCCGCCTGTGGTGAATTCT